TTTTTATTTTTGATATTTTAGATTCAATTAAATTTTTATTACCTGTAACTGTAGCAGAACCTGATATACTACCTTGGATTGTATTTATTTCATCTATTTGTCTTTGGTATAATTCTAATAGTTCTAACTTATATTTAAAGTTTTTTAATCTTTCTTCAGCACTACCAAAATGTGTAAAATTTTCAAAATGGAATCCTGTTTCTAAAGATCCTGTAGATGTATTTGTATAATCTATAGATAATTCTATACTCCCACTTAAATGATTTAATACTGTGTATAAAGAAGATGAATTTGTATTAGAGACAAAGTCATTAAAATTTTTATATTTAGAAGGTATAGAATCATTTAAACGTGTATCTATTCTAAAATTAGGTCCTTTTATAGCAATACCAAACTCTGGTAAATCAGGTTCCCCTAAATCTATAGAAAATTCTATTGGTTCTACTATATCTTCTACTATTCTAAACTTTTCACCTACTTCTAAGTCTAAAGGTAAAGGTTCATATAATTTAATACCTATTTCTCCCTCTTGGTATATAATATTTGTTGCTAAAACATTATTATTTTCTCCAAAATTTAAAGTAAAATCTCTAAAAAAATTAGTTGATGCTAATCCTCTTGTAAAATCACCAATATGTTTTTCTATATTAGCATTACCTATTTGGTCTGATATAAATTCACATTTTAATTCTAATTTAGAAGGAGATAGTTCTTTTATTATAAATACTTTATTTAAAGTATCTATTATTTTTGCTCTTTGTAATCTATAAACAACTATATATTGACCTGTTGTGTAACCTAAGTCTCCTACTTTTTTATAAGGATCTACAAATATTGTATTAGTTAAAGTAGAAGCATCGCTTCCATCATCTTCTATATTTTCAGGAACAGTATATTCTAAATAATTTTCTATAGAAGTTATATGACGACCCCCCATATCAAACATATGGAATTCAACATAATCATTTTCTCTTCCAAATTTTCTACCTACATTAAGAGGATTTAAAGATTCTGCATCTATTTGAGATATTTTTGGAATTATATTTTTATTATCTATACTCATATTTATGTTAACGGTTTCAATTTATGTATTGATTTTCCTTCCCAAATTCTACTTTTTACTCCTGGATATTTACCTGGCATAGGAGCCCATTCAAACTCTTTAAGTTTCCAATTAAATCTAGAATTTGGTTTAAAAGCTCCACCCATAAGTATAGGATTACTTAATCTTTGTTCATATAATCTCCATTGACCTGTTTCTTTTCCTTTAACTACTTTATTTGCATTGTTTACTTTAAAGGTCCAATACCAATTACCACCTGAAGACTTAAATCCTAACATCATTGCATCTATTGCTTCTTTATGGGTGTGGTTTTTAATTAATCCTGTTGGATTATTTACATACCTTCCTGGAGGGCTTTTTGGTTGTTCTTCAGCTCCATAACCTGCTGCTTCTCCCATACCAGAAGCTGCTAAATAAGCCGCTGTATTATTACCTAAACCTGTTCCTGTATTATTAGTACTATTATCTACCTGTGTTTTTATTATTTCATTATTTGTTGATGCTTTATTTTCATCTAAAAACCTTGCAATTGTATTTTGTTTAGGACCAAGTTGAGCCATTTCGTCTTTAGTAAATGTACTTCTAGCACTTTCTACACCTACTATTTCTTTTAATTTTTCAGTAGATATTTCTAAATTTTGTAAGTTTCCATCAGGATCTACTGATTCTAATATAGATGTATATCTTAATATTTGTTTTCTTAATCTAGTTAATCTTCCCCCATATGCTCTTCTTTGTATTCTAGCTTCTTCTCTTTCACCTGTATCTGATAAGTTAGTAGAATCAAATTTATATCTAAAGAATAATTCTTGTAAATATTCTTCCTTAGCTAATAATTGTCTGGTTTCTCTATCTAATGCTACCAGATAATCTTCTACAGTCGCATAATTAGAAGGATCTGCTTTAAAGTCATCTGGATCTAATTCTATTAATTTTTTCTCCTCTTCTTCTTTTCTTTTTTCTTCATCTCCATATAAATCTTCAGATCTAAATTTAGGTCCTGTTTCTAAACCTTTAATAACATCTTCTGTTACTAGAATAATAACTTCTTCGTTTGGTTCTTCAACAGAATGACCATTAACCCTTTTAAGTATATTAAATACTTCCATATTGTCAATAGCTCTTTTCTGACCTTTATCCATATAATAGACTGTAGCATTATCTGGGTGTTTAAGGAAAGAACCATTTTGAAATATTGGGTGTTCTTTATCTGAAATATCCTTTTCTGCTAGTTCTTTTTCTAATTCTACTATTCTATTTGTTAAATCTATAACTTCTTGTTGAGAGGGATCTACATAATTAGTTAAGTATCCTGAGCTTTGTGCAATCAACATTGTATGTGAATTTTCTCCTTCTTTAGGTATATCATAAAATAAACTTTGATAATTTTGAAAAAATTTAGGAACTGTTATTTGGTTTGCAGCTGTACTTTGAAAAAATTCTTCAAAATGGGTACTTACCATTTTTTTAAAATCAGAAGTTTTATACATAGGTTGTATAAGTTGGATTTTTTCTGGTACTCCTAATATTTTATGTTTATGTAAAAGACCACGTATATTATTTTCTACAACAACACCATTAGGCCAAAATCCTACATAGTCATGAGTATGAGATATACCCCCATGACTATTATTTGCCCCTGAACCATCAAGATTCATTTGGGATTTTTGTAATTCATCTGTTAATTCTGTGTCATTGTAAAAATCAGCTCCTATTAAATGAGGTAGTATTTCAACAGTATCATCTTCATATACTATAAATTCGTGTCTATGGGTTAATTGTTCAAGATTTGAACCTAATGCGACTATTGAATTTAGTGTTTGAAGATTAGCAAAAGAAGTGTATCCCCTATGTTTTATTTTTTTCATAGTGGAAGTTTCACCTTGTTGTATTAATTTAGGATCAAATCTAGCCATTATCTAACAACTTTAAAATAATAATCTTCATCATAAATATTAATACCATCATTATTATCTACTCTAAACATTAGTTTATAATAACGTTCTGGTTGTAATCCTTCCATAAATAAATCAAAATACATACCATCACTATCAGCACTTAATTTTGTATAATTTGTATCAAAAGGGATTATTATTTCATCAGTTGTTGCATCACGTAAACCATAATAGCTAGTAGTAGGTAAATATTGTATATTTAAAAAATTTGAACTTGTTACAAAAGCTCTATCTGGATATCTTTTTCTTGTAGTTAATCTAAAACGTTGTTTTGATTTTCTTTGAAATTCTTCCTTATTATTATATAATGATAAAAATATATCTCCACTAGTTAAAGTAGTACCACTATGAGAATAAGATGAATCATCCCATTTAAATGTTAATTTTGGTGGATAAATCGTATGTGTATCTACAGAAAAATATTGTAATTCACCAAAACTAGCCGATGCATCACATTCTGTAGCGTCTGGTTTTTTTAATAAAAAACCTTCATTTTCTATTCCTGTTGGGTAAGTAGCACCTTGATAATAACTTGCAGAAAAGAATTTTACTAAATTGGTTACATTTATGTCTATATCTAAATTATCTGCGTTTGAAAAAGAAGTTTCTGCTATAAAATTAGCTCCTGTCCACCAAGTTCCTCCTCCTGATGTCATAAATTCACAAGAAGAACCAGTAGAATTAGATGCGAAACTTGAAGTTGTCCATTTTGCTCTAGCGCTTGAACCTGTGTCTGTTCTCATTTCCCAAGTTACACCATTAGATGATGAGGGATTATTTTTAAATCTACCTGTACCCTCATCCCATGATTGAGAAACGGCATAAACTTGTATTATATGGTTTGTATGTAATGATTTATGTTCCGCGGCGAATACTTCTAAATGTGTTTTAAAATCGTTTCCATTTAGTTTAGTTTCTATAACATCTTTAATTTCTGTGTTTTTAAATTTAATTAAAAATCTAGAAGGGTAATATACTTCTTTAGATGAATCTTTTTCTTCTAATAATTCTAATATTTCATCTTTACCAGTATTTAGTCCTAATCGGTCTGGATGACTATATATTGTTGCGTCTTTTTCGGGAAATATAGAGTAATATGCCATTTTAGTATTGTGTTATTCTTCCTTTAATGTCTTCACTAGGAAATCTTATTTCAAATATACTTGGATCTAGTGAAGGATAAATAATTCCTTTTAAGGTAGCATCGTCAAGATCATATTTGTAAGGAGAATAACCTTGTATTTCATTTGCTATGTTATTTAATCTTACATCTACTACTGATTGTACTCCTTTTACTGCTCCTATGTTATTAAATATTTCAGATTTTATTATAGGTTGGTTTACTTGCCATTTATCTATTTTAAAATAATCTTTTAATTCTTCTATACAATTAAATAAAACTTCTTGATTATTGAAATTTTTAAAAGTTACTATTTCAAATTCTAATTGTATGTTAATATGATAAGCATCTTTTATATTAATAGCATCAGTTAGCATTCTATGTTGTTCTAAGTAGGTTGCTAAATTAGTCTTAGTAGCTTCATTTAAAGTTGTTAGTTGTTTATTTTTATTATAACCTAAAACATATAAATTTAAAGCCATAGGATTAGGTATTCTACCAGGACTTGAAACTAAAGGAGAAATTTGATCATCTTGTGTTATATATGCTTTAGCTACTCTACCAAATTTAGGAGGCATAGATAAAGTTCTAATTAAATAATCTTCTTTAGTTACTGTTCTGTTTTGTGCTGCAAAAGATGCCATTGCATTTTGTCTTATATCTTCAATAGTATCTCCAGATCCTGCTCCAGTTGCTGCTTCTTCATTATTTACTGTTAAAGAATTTTTTACATATTCTAATACACTTGCATTTAAATTAGTATTATGTTTTATGTCTATTTTTCCAAATTGATTAATAGTTCCCGCAGTTACATTAGCTCTTATTCCTTCTTTATTACATTTATAATTTACTGTTAATGATGTATTTACGGGGACTATTCCATAGGTACCTGTGTATAAAAAATTAGAAGGATCATATGCAAAATCTAATTTTGATCTTCCATCTTTAATCATTAAACCTATATTATCAGGATTAGGTATTATTTCTTCATCTACTACACTATTTTCTCCTGCCCCAAATTGTATTTGAAGAGAATTATCAGACAATAATCTAGTAACATATCTTCTTGGTACTTTTTTTACTTTTAATAAATAAGGGGTTTGAGCATTAAATCCATGTAATTCGGGATCATTACTAGCAATATTTTCTATAGCATCAAATGTTATATCTTGTGCTAAGTAAGGAACTTCTGTCCAATTATTACCATCTGAATCTACTATTGAGTCAATTCCTATTATACCTGAATCTGTTATGTCTAATGTTAAAAATTTTTCAAATGAATTTATATCAAAAGTTTCTGTTTTAATAGTACCTGAAGATGCTTTTGTTTTCTTTTTTAATAAATAATATTCGGGTTTATTTGTGACAGTATCTATTTGATATACAGAAATTTCAGTAGGTTCAAATTCACTATCTATTTTAAAATTAACATCTTTATCACTAGTAAAAGTTGCTCCTTCACTAGATATAAATTCAGTCCCCGCTTTTATTTCTAAAGCATAATCCATATCAGGTTGATGATCATTGGATACCTTAGCAGGAACTAATTGAAATAGTTCTATTTCTACATTAGCTGTATTTGTTGCTTTGGGTCTATATCCTAAAGAATAAGCTAAATTAAATAGATTTTCTTTTTCTTTAGCTAAAGCAAGAAAATTTTCTTGTAATTGTGTATTTTGATAAAAAGATAAAACATCTCCCACATAAGCTGCCATTTCCATAAACATCATTCCAGGAGAAGCGTCTGAAAAATCGTTATATGTTTCAGGAAAATAGTTTTGAGAATATTCTATTAATTGAGATTTAAAATCACTAAAATCTTTATTTAGATATTTAATATCTTTTTCTTGAGTTTTATTTGATGTTTTTGAATATGCCATTTTTAATAAAAGTTAAGTTGTATTGCATCTTGTTGGTCGTTTGCTACTAAGGCATATCCTATTGATAATCTTAATTGATGTATTTCAGGAGAAGTATTTTCATTTACTCTTTGTATATTAACATTTAATATTTCTACTTCAGGGATATATTGTAAAGTACTATCTATTATTCTATTTTGTAAAGATTCTTGATCTATTACGTTTTCAAATATTAAATCTCTAACTCCTATTCCAAAATCAGGATTCATAAGTCTTTCCCCAGGAGAAGTTAACATTAAATTAATTAAATTACTTTTTACTTGTTCTTTAGTAGTAAAAGATTGATTAAAAACAGCATACCCATCAAAAGGAAGAGTAACTCCTATTGCTACTTTATCATTTTCTTTTAGATCTAATGGATCTATATTTATAATTCTTCTACTTCTTGGAACTATTGCCATTTATTATTTTCCTTTCTTTTTATCTATTGCTTTCATTAAACCACTATAATCTCTTGTAACTGCATCTGCTACTTCTGTAGGCATACCTGCTGTGTCCGCTGGTAAAGGAGCACCTGTTGAAAAAGGTCTTGCTAAACTTGCAGGAGATGATTCTTCTGTTCTTGTATCTCCCCTTGCTGTTTCATTTAATAAATCGTTTAATGCTGAATTCTTTGTAAAGTTTTGTGGTTTAAATTGTTTACCCATAATCTTTTCTTTTAAAGAATTTTTTGTTTTTGGTGAAACTTCAACCATTTTTTCTTTATGTTCTATGATAGTTGGTTTTAATTCATCACGTAAATCCTCCTTTAGTGATTTGATTTCTCTACGTAACGCATAATCAATTTCTTCCCTAACTACTTTTCTAATTAAGTTTTCAAATGTTTTTGCTTTCATGTTTTAATTGTTGTTTGTTATAAATATAAATTAAGTTTATTTTTTATTAATAATTACTAATGGTTATATTCTAAATTAGGTCCTCTCATTTCCCCATAATGTCTTACTAAACTATTAAATTCATCATCATCTATTCCAAAATCAAAATTATCTGATTCTGTTTGTAGAGATGAAGGATCTATATCTAGTAAATCTACTGCTTCATTAAATCTATCATATCCTATTGTTTGAAAATCAGCATTATAAGTATATTCAATAAATTCAGTATTACCGGTATTTGCTAAAGTTCCTAATATGTCTTCTGGGGTTTTTCCATCATCTAACATAGCTGCTATACTAGCATAATTATTATTTACACCTGTACCCTGACCTAGCCCATTTTCTCCTGTTTCTTCATCATTATTGATATTATCATTAGATAACATACTATTTTCTTGAGATAAGGCACATTGTGATATAATAAACATATAAACCATTTCTAATATAGCTATTATTCCTGCTATTATTCCAGCTAATACTGCTAGTGCTGCTGCTATTTTTGCTAATATTTTTGCTATTGGGTTTATAAATTTTTTTAACATTTTTTTTATAAAATCTTTAGCATTATTTATAGCTTTTTTCCATTTATTTATTTGATATTCTGCTTTAGATATTAATCGAGAAATTACATCTATAGCACCTCCAGTACCTGTTCCTCCTAAAAATTTAACTACTATTTTTACAATTTTTACAACTATATTTAATATTTTAATTATTACATTTAATATAGTAATAATTACATCTAATATGGATATTAGGGCTCTTAAAGCAGCTAAAGCTGCTGCTAATCCTGCTATTAATGCCGCTGCTTTTAATGCTATATTTTGTAATTTTTTTAAATTATTTTTTATTTTATTATATTTAGCTTCTAATCTTTTTTTATTAGCAGGATCACAAGCTTTATTTTTCATTTGTTCCATTATTTGGTCTTTAGTTGGTACTTTTTCTTTAACTTTTTGTACTTTTCTTTGACCTTCAGCCTTAACCTTACTTTTTAGTCCTCCTAATTGGCCTTTAACTAATGTTTGTATTTTTCCTAATACTGCTTCCATTATACTGTAAATACTCTTTTACTAGATATTTCACTAGTGTCTACTTGAAATTTAAATTGTTCATCCCCATTATAACTATAACCTATTCTACTTGCTAGTGGTTTTATGTAATTCTTTTTGAATTTAGTAATAGCACCTTTAAGTACAGGTGAAGGAACATCTCCAGCTGAATCTTGATTTTCATTTCCTTCTAATATGTCTGTTAATTCATCTAAAGCTTCTAAAAGATCTTTTAACCATCTTTCAGTTGTTTCTCCTAATAAAACAGGTTCCGTTGGTAGTTTATCATTTTCTTTTAACCCTAATACTATTTTAGGTGTATTAACAATAAAATAACCTGTATCTCCTGTGTCAAAATGGATACTTTTATTGCAACTAAAAGATATACTATCGTTAGCAAATACTAACACGCTATCTTTTTTAGACTGCAATACTACTCTGTCTGTATTTATTATTACCTGTTTACCTTGATAAGCAAAAGGTCTGTCTGGTATTTTTCCTATTTCTATATTTTGATTTGCCATTTTCTAATAATTACTTTTGGTTTTCTTTCCTATATTAGCAGCAGTTAATCCGTGTTTTTTCCATCCTGTAGTTTTTTCTATTCCTTTTTTTCCTGTTGCTCTTAATCCTGCGTCTTTAGCATTTTCTAAATAGAATCCTGTGCTTGTATTTTTTCTACCTCCTTTTACTATGTAATAATCTCTATCATGAAAATCATCTGGATGTGAATGTAAAGGATTATTAGGATCAGGAGCATCTAAAACATATTCTAAAAACGTAGGAGTCCACCACCAAGGACATGCTTTTGCAGCTACTTGATTATGTCCAAAAAATTTAATGTCTGGATATCTTTTAATGTAAATGTAAATTAATTCTTTTATTGCAATTAATTGTTTATCTGTAACTGTACCATATCCTACTGTGTGACTAAACCTTCCAGATCCTAAACTTTTCCAATTCTCTTCATTGGCTATAATTCCCATTCCTTTACTTACATCATGAACTCCATATACATATTCTTTATATTCATCATCCTTTCCTTTATTTACTATATCTGTAGCATCATTACCAGAATAACGTTCTGCACCTCCTGACCAATTTATTTGAATGGTATTGTTATTATTAGCATGAGTAGTTTCTCCCCACGCACTTAAAGCTTTAGGATCATAACCAGGATTAGTAGGATTTGACCAGTCCCCCCCATAGTATCTTTTTCCATCTTTAGCGATAAATGAACCTATGCCTTTAGAACCAGCACCAATACCAACTCCCATAACATAATCAGGCATAGTTTGAACAACATCTCCTCTAATACCAATTAACCAATTATATCCATAAGCAGGCCAACAACTACTATAAAGATGAAAATTACATCCATCTAAACCATCTATAACTGGTTCTCCTGCTGTTGTATGAATACATAAATATTTTATTAAAACTGTTTGAGGATCTCCTTTATAAAGTGATGCTCTTTTTTTAAGATTTTTTCCATCAACTACTGTTCTTTTATCATTCCATTTTACTGTTTTTGTACTTCCTAAATCACATCTCCATTTTTGTATGGCTATTGAAAGAGGGGCGGGTTTAGGAATAAGAAATTTAGCTCCTCTGTAATTGTAAGCAACTCTCCAACCAGTATTATTTGGATCTGCTTCTGGTTTTCTTCCAGCCCAATTTTTTCCTCCATAATTTTCTTTTTTAAATTGTGCCTGTCTATTTCCATTCGCGTTTTTCACCCAACTCTTTGTACCCTTTAAATTAGGTGTTACTAAATTATCAAAATAATTATCAGGAACATCTGTGTCTGAAGAATAATATGAATCTTTTATAGCTTCTGGAGTTGGACTATTAGCTAATAATCCTGAACCTGTTACATTTACAGCTATAGATTCTGAAGTTTGTGTGTTGTCTTCACTTCCTGAAACATCAGTATCATTATCTGCATCAGGATCAGTATCATCTACATCTATATCTGTGTCGTTTTCGTTGTCGTCTTCACTATCATCTCCTTCCTCTTCTTCCTGTGTATTTATTGGATCTACATTTTCTGATTCTACTTCTTCTTTACTGTAGAGATCATTTTCTTTTTCAGGATCAGCGTTAGCTGACCATTCATCTGCTACACTCCATGAAAAATCTGACTCACTAAAATTGTCTTGTTCTAATAATAAATCATATATTGATCCCTCTTCTTCAAGTATTTCTTCTTCTCTACCTTCTAAATTATTAATGTCTTCTGATTGACTTTGAGCAGCTTCATATGCTGCTTTAGTTCTATAAGAAACATCTTTTTCTGCTTCTTTTTCAGGATCAAAATAATAACCTCCTGTGTCTGTTTCTGTGGCTATTTCTGCGTTGATATAATTTATTTCTCCATTCCACATTGAAACGTGTTTTACCCATTTTGGTTCTTCTTCTTTATCGTTATCATCTTCTAAATCTTCTCCTGCGTATTCTATTTCTTCTTCTTCGGGAATTTCTATTTTTTCAGGAGCTGAACCTAAAGTTATATTATCAAAATCATCATTAGCTTCATTTACATCTAAAAAATCATATTCTGTTTGCCACGATTGATAATGTTGTGATACAATTTGAAAATTAGGAAAAACTTGATTTGAAGTTAAAATAACTGAAGAATCATCTGTGTTTATATTTTCAATTGTATGTTCCCATCCCCTATCTCTATCTTCTTCTATATATTGACCATTACGAATAATTGTTATAGGATCTCCTGTTTCTCCTTTAGTAGAATAAGCTGTTTTTTCTTTTGCTTCTTTAGCTGTGGCTCCTAATCTTATTGAGTTACCAAAACGACCTTCTATAATAGTATCACCTTCAAAAGGTAATAAAGGTTGTATATCTAACTTTTCATTAAAATATTCTCCTAATTCAACATCTGTAGAACCATCACTAGGTGTTCTTTTTACTCCCCCATCTACCATTTTATATTTATCTAGAAGATCTTCTACATCTTCTCCACCTGTATACGGGTGATCTGGTAAAGCATTATGGTGGGGATGATTCCATATATTAACATTAGGTAAATAATAAGTTGTTTGAGAATTATCTACAAAATAAAAATCTTTACTTAATGAATTTAATATTAATATTATTTCACCTCTTAAAGGATATTGTTTCATAAAAGAAAATAAAGGACGGGCAAATTCTTTATTAAAGGTTTCTTCTTCCCCTGCATAATCATAAGGATCTGTATAAAATATGGTCCCTATTGCATCATAACCTCCAAATTCTTTAGCTTGAGGGTGATTTATATCTAATATAATATCTACAACTCTTTTTGGTACTAAAAGTTCTTCGTTTATAAAACTTCCTTGTTTTGTTTTATTTGTTCCTGATAAAGCCATATTATTTTTCTAATTCTTCTTGTGAAGGTGCTTCTATTTCTTTTGGTTTTTCAACAGTTTTGGCTATTTCTTCAGCCACATCCATTAATTGATCCATTTCTTCAGCTGTTAATAAACCACCATCCCCACTTGAAGCTGCTCCTGTTGATAAACGTTGTACAATAGCAGCCATCTTAATTAGTTGGTCATCATTTTTAACGCTAATTTCCATATATTCCTTAATTAAAGGAACTACAACTGTAGCATCACCTAAAGATTGGACTAAAGGACGTAATTCAGCTATTAAAGAAGCAAGTTGTTTTGCTTTTTTCTTTTGATTACCATGAATTTCTTTTAGTAAATCACCAAAGGATTTATCGTCAAAAAGTATTTGGTTTAATGAATCCATATTATTTTATTATAAATATAGATTTTTTAAATTTTTACATATCCTGTTTTATCATATTCAGCATATAATTCATGATATTTCTTTTTAAGTATTTTAGTTACTTTAGTTATTACAGGAGTGTCTACATTTGTTATTTCTCTAATATAAATATAAAGTGCCTTTTTATTAAAAATGGATGCGATATTCCAACGTTTATCTAAAGGAAAAGCAACAAGTGGTGGTGGGGATATGTTAATTGAAGAAGAAATGAATCAATTACAAAATATTATAGAAGAAACAGAAAAA